ACCGGACTCAGCGCCGCAGCTATTATTTTGGTGCTGCGGTCACCGATCAACGAACTAGTATTTAGGGTTTTATGTATGTTGCCATACAATACTAAAGCTAGATTTCATCAATTAAATGTGGAATGCCACCTTGTGGTAGCGAAAATTGCGGAGGAGCCATAATGGACCGGGGTCCTTCCATTATTGCGCTCAACCCAGAGAGGGCACTATAAATAAACTTTGCTGAACGATGTGCTTCGTTCAACCCAGCAGCAATCTTCGAGGGATCGCCTGTAAGGCCTTTGCGGCGGGGTTTGATTTCAGTGTCTCTGAGTCGCGCTGTTTCCTATTTGATAGGCTTGGGTGAGCCTTTCTTTCTTGTTCCTGAAACAGCGCCATAAGAAGCGTCAGAGCCTTGCACTGCGGTTTTGTTGTCTTTGGTTGTCTCGCTATGAGAAGTCCTCAGATGTCGGTCCTCCAAATCCAATCTGCACTCAACGGCATGGATGATGGTAACATCCAAAATTGGAGGGGTATCATAAGTGGTAGCCCAATCAACTTCATGTAAAGTCAAAAGCAAACCACCATAAGGATCCTCTGCATCCCAATGGAATCGATCGTTAACTTGAGCGAATTTCTCCACGTTGTGTGGTGCCATTAAGGGAGCGTAGAAGTCTCTCGATGCTCCGTGCTGAAGTTCTAACCGGGGAACGCGTGCGTTGGTGGCATGACCCTCCTTCATACTCGATACAGTGAAAAGAGCACCGGGGCATGAGTGAGCCATGTACCCTCGAGCAGTCGGTCCGGCAGTAATAGAGACCCGCATGAGAGCTCCTAAAGGTCTTCCCTCTCCACTCACCATAACATTAGGATGACCTATGGCCTCACCTTGGCCAACTGAACCATAGATTGATTGAGGGGTGCCCGGTGTTCCCAGTTGGCCAAGAGGATCATAAGTCATCTCAGAATCAACCCAGTTGGCAAATCCTTCCGGGTGATCGGTTTCGCCAGAACGCCGAACATGTGGTGCCACTGACGTAGTGTTTTCCGAGCCAATGATGAGACCAGCAGTGATACTGGTGGAGGGGTGAAGAAGAATGCAAGGTTGTTTGCTTCCTGTTTGCAATTTAATCCGGGCCCTGAAGGTGAAAACCTCCACCCGGGTCGGAACTGGGGCGGGAAGGCCTCGGCAAATGTGATTCAGGTGGCGCTGAAATTCTGACTCGGGGGCGTCTTTGGGGCCTCGAATCCTGTTCACTTGCCGATTTGATGGCGGTTTCGATCCTTTTCCGGTGGAAACTTGCGCCATCTTTTGACGGTGGAGGCGACGGTCTTTCTCCGACTGTTCTTTCCTCTTTTGCTTCTCTGCATTTGAGAGCCATCCACCTTTCCCGGTGCCTTTGTGCCATCCGGCGTAGTAAGGCTTCTTTGGTCCTGCCATGGCAATACCTGAGAAATGCCTGCAAATGGATCAAAATTGAAGGCCCCAGCAAAACTGCAAATTCTTGCAATATTTTGTCAGATATCACCATATGACTATCTAACGTGTTTAGGCCTCCTCCTTCCTCATGCTAACATGCAACCTAAATCAGGCCAGAGAACTATTCTACGGACCTGAAACTATACACAAAATCTATACACAAAATCTATACAATTCCACCATCTCTTGGAGTTTTAGTATGGCGCGATCGCATAAGGATCCGCCTCTGGCAAATGCCAGTCGAAAGCCTCAAACAATCTTTTGTAAAGCCAGGAAGCATACTTGTTGTGGCGCAGCGCGAAGCGCTGGCCAGCCGCCACCTCCACTCCTGGATAGACCAACTTTCCATCAAGTTTGGTGTTCTTCAACAGGAGGCCATTGAATAACTTGTCAACATTGTCATAAATAGCAATCCACTTCCCATTCATCTTCACAAAGCTGTGCGAAGTAAAAGAAATGGGAAGCCCTTGCGGGACAACGTCGACAGCAGGGTCAAGGATGCCAAAGTTGGCCAAGACCTGCATATTCATGACACCAGCCGCAACCAAGTCGTCTGAGCATGCCATAGTGGCAACGGCTCCGGCGCAGAAAGCATACAAAGTCCTCAGGAAGGAATTCGTCTCTCCAGTGGAGAGGACACCACTCGACAGAATACCGAAATGGTGGATCTCCACAAGCTCTCTACCAATGGCAACCACATGCGCCGATTGCAAAGAGGCTTGAACAAGGAGCAACCGGTCGAATAGGTGCTTCTCGTTTTCCTTCTTAGCCCTGGTGGTGGCAATGCGTCGGTATGCATCCAGAAAGAAACCATCTCTGCGGACTGAGAAATCCCAGCCACTTGCATCAGAAGTGGTGACAGGATGGCCAGTGTCATATAAGCCATCAATGATTTTCCCAAGCTTTTCAACTCCTTCATCGTGGTGGCCCATACCCAAAACCTGATGCGTGATGCGACCATCTTCAAACCCTTGAAGACTCGCTTTATTCACTCGCACATGCAAGAGGTAAAGAACCAGCGTGTCCAACAATGATGGATTCCAAATAAGCCGCCAACGAAAAGTCATCTGCTTCTTTGGCTTATGAGCTTCCATCTTAATGAACAACTCTTCGGGGTCCTTGCATCCGGTTTTGACGAGCAGATAAGGGGACATCCTCCCTATGAGACTACAACCAAGAGCAGTGTGAATCAGCAGTCGTGCCCGCACCCACTCTTCAATCCTAATACGGTTTGAACCCTCTGACCAGACTTGTTTGGTCCCAGGTACAACCCTTGCCGACCAACCGGAAGACTTTGTCAAATCTAGGCTGCTGAAAGCGTCGCTGATGCGACCTGACAGGCCATCAAGATCACCGTCCACATCGACCGGGCTATAGCGATCCAGAATAGAAGGCCAAAGCTCATCGATCTTCGAAGCAATGTAGGGATAATCTTTGAAACCACCCCTCTCGAGGCGTCGCAGTTGCGAAACCAAAGATTGTCTCACAGCAGTGCTAGAGGTTGGAGGGAGTGCCCAGTCCCAGTTGACGGGGGCATTATTTGGGAGATTCCTCTCCTCAGGATCGGAACTCTGAGAAGCCTCCTTGCGGAAACTCTTTTCCATCCTTTCAATGCAATCCCTGACTTGGTCATCAAAACGTTGAGGCTGGGAGGTGGTACCACCCTTGAAGGTGGGAGAAATCTCGGCTACAACAGTGGCCATGGGATACCCGTCAGCAGTCCTGGCTTCAATTCCCTCACGGGTAGTCAAAACCCGGGGGTCCTTATCAACTCTTTCCGCCGTGCAATCGACCATCCTCCAATAATCAGCCATATAAGGAGATGCGCGTAAATTTGCGTAAGTCACAAATTCCGTTACCTCCGTGACAACATCTGAGATGGGGGTCTTCCCAAGCATCACTGTCTTGATAAGATTTTCAGCAATCAAATCAGGATCGTCTGCCTTGTAGCAATCAAAGCAAGAATCTCTCAAATTGAACCTATCTTCCTTGGTAGCATGGTAGTAAATTTGAGATTCCTCGGTAAAGACAGTATGGGGACCAGAATAATTTGCATGATCGAAACCCAAGAATTCTTTTGCAGCCTTGTCTCTACCAAATGGGTCACTGGGCAAAGACTGACAGCTAATCTTCTCCTTGAGTTCTGGAAAAGAAATCTTGGTGGGTTCTGGAAAGATAATCTCAGCCCTGTCATCAGAATCCATTGCCATGACAACCACCCCGGGAGGGATGTGTAACGTCGAGTCGTCACTGGAACTCGAAGCTCCTTCAGCGATGGTAGACATTGGGTTAGCTATCAAAATCATCTCTTTGTAAAGAGCTGCCCGACGGAGCATTCCAGGAGTGACTCGGATATCAAGTAAAGCGGTCTTAACTGAAGGGATAGACTCATCGAGGAAATCTGCCCATGGCTCTCCACGGAGCCTACCAGTATATCCAAGTCTCGGATGTCTACCGCGTCTGAAAGTTTCATCTACTTCGTCATCACTCGTTCCATGGACGGCCATGTTTTCGTTGTGTTCTTGGCACCCTGTGTTTCGGTGCCTTTCGTGATGCTCATCAACATCGCCATCTTCTTTGGCATCCCTGCGAGTCCTCTTATCGGCTAGTTTGGCTAAATAGTCCTCATCATCATCGTCCTCGTCTCGGGCCATGCGTTCGTATTGGGCCTCTTCCAGGGCACTCTGAAAGCTGCGAACTGAATCGCTGCTGCAGACCATCGAACCAATTGCCTCAGTGACAAATGGCTCCAATTGCTCAGGGATGAGGGGAGCCAACTTTAAACCATCATACTCATCTACCTCGTCACCTACTTTAGCAAGATACGTGTCAAGCATCTTCTGTAGAGTATCACGATCAGCCAACTCAGCTGTCTTCTGAAGAGAAGCAAGCATCTCCATGCTTACTGAAGGGGTTTTGATAACCATTCCAGCGATTCTCCGGAGATGCCCATAGGCAGAGACCGAAACGCCAACATTGAAATCTGTCTCGTTATTGTTGCCAATATGCATGCCAGACCACATAAGACGTCCATTGACAATGGACCACAAAGGGGCTCCACTCCATCCAGGCTCCGTATTACAAGTGTGCATGATCAGACCATGCTTACACAAATTCTCATCAGGAACCATGTGTCCTTCTGACCTGTAAACCTTCTTGGTTTTGAAATCCTGAGCATAGCATACAAGCTTGTACCCGTATCCACTCATAAATGGGTTGGACTTCTTGCTTCCACACAAGGAAGAAGCTCCCAATACTGACCAGTCGTCTTTGTCAAGCTCAACGCAGACAGAATCGAGGCCGCTTCCCCGCAAAGAATTCATCTTATTGGGACACTTGTTGTGGGTTTTGATGCCCACCACCTTACATAATTTCTCGGTGCTCGTCTTCAGGCTACAAACATGAAGCAAGCCATCAACAAAAACCATGTGGGCAAGCTCTGGACTATTAGTGAAAGCATGCCACGGGATGGAAAGGTGAGCACCATCTCTGAAACCATGGCAACTCAAGTTGTGAGTGTTTGTTCCAAAGGAGCATATGCAACCAGGTCCTGAATCCGGTGCGACTTCCTCGGTAATGCTATCTGGATTAACCTTCGATTCTGCGAGGAAGTCATCAACGGTGATTTCCTTCATGACATCTTTATCAGCGACTGGGGCTGGGGGTTTGTCACTCCAGAACTTTTTCATGGTGAACCTGGGCGAGGCAGGAGTCCTCTTGGGCGCTGCCGCCTCCCCGGTATCCACCTCCACCGCTCGGAAGCGGGTGGTGATGTTGCCAGTAGAGTCCACCGTGAAATTGTCGACGCGTAACTCTAAGCGCCTACGTTTTCCACCGTTGGCCCTTTGCTCGGCTTGCTGGGCATTGCGGAAGGCTTCATTTATATCAAATGCATTGCCTCCCTTGCGGGGTTCGTCGTGGTACGCGCCACGGAGTTTTGCGCGCCACTCTGATCTCTTATATTTCCTGTGCGCGAAGGCACAAATGCCAACCGCGCAGCCCGCCAATGAAGCAGCAATTTCCTTAACATGTCCGGAACAATAGGTCTTGAGCCCAACTGTGGTCTTAACCATGCAGCCTGACAAACAAGATTCCATAGCTCGAAAAGTAGGAGAGCGAAAGGGAGTGTGAAGAAGAAAGCTAGTGCTGTGCACGTGCGTCTCAACTTCAGCTAAAGAGGAAGACAGATGCGCTCGCACCTA